TGCTTTATCAAATTCTTTCTCATACTGATTAGTATTATTAAGAGTATTGAGAATAGAATCTATTACTAGTTGTAAACTATCTCTTTTTGTTTTTATTTCCTGATATATAGTATCAGGAACGATAAGTGGGACTTCTACATTTTCCTTATTAAAAACAAAATTGTTTAATACTCCAATTATAACAAATGCGATTACTACTATTAATAGTCCTATTCCAATACTCTTTAGTTTCATATTATTAAGTCTTTTTCTTCTAACAACGTGTAAGTAAATACATCGCCCCACAAAGGAATTGCTAAGTTAACTATATTCATAAGTTCTTTAAAATCCATACTTCTAGCTAGAACTTGACAACCAGCAGACCAACCATCAACAACAATACTTGATTCTCCTGCTTTATGAATATTAATGCCAAACATTCCTTCTTCTATTGTTGATTCATCACAATCAAGATAAAAGTCTTTATTAGCATCACGGAATACTTTAACAGGTTTATGTTGAACAAGAGCAAGATATTGTCCCTTATGATAACCTTTCTTAAAACAACCACGATACTGACCAGGAACTAGAATTGCACAACCTTTAATATTAACAGGATTAGTAAGACTTTTATAACCAGGGTCAGTAGTACAAGGATATATAGGAGTATATCTCTTACCATTAGCTGTCCAATAATCAATTATAAAAACATCATTGAACTCATCACCATGTTCTTTGGAACGAACACCAATAAGATTAAGATTATACTTACCTTTATCAAAGTAAGAATAACCTTTATTCTTTAATGTCTTTCTCCAATCAACAGTACGACATCTATCTATTAATAAGTTATTATATTTAGCCATGATATTACATTTATATTATACAAATAAATTCATTTGTTGTTTCTGACTTCCATTAACAGTTTGATAACGGATATTAAGCATAGTATCTATTTCAGGTTCTAGTCTAGGAATCTTATACCACTTAGCCGTTTCACTTTTATTTTCATCAATATGAAAACCATCTTTAAATCTTTGAGGTCTACCATATTGGTTAAGAACAAACGGAACTTCAATATGACAAAGAGCTAAACCACGACAAGGCAAACCAGTAATAAGATGAACCATTTTAGCATATAGATTTAACTGTAAAGCATAAGTAGTACCATTACAATTAGGTAGACCGCCAAATGGTGGAAGTAGAACATCTTCGGGTTTATGAATCCATTCATCTGTTTCTTGTACTGGACGAACAGTTTTATCCTTCTTATAATAACCTGCTTGAAATCTAAGACCTGTACGATTAGTTTTCCAATCAAGAATAACAAAACCATCTTCTCTTATAGGTAATATATCAATAGTACCACTAAGAAGATATTTAGGAAGAAATGCTCCTATTTCTGAATATATCTTATAATCTCGTTCAGTATAGAACTTGAATACCTTATATATTTCAGGATATTTGTTTTCAGTATGTTCAATGAAAGCATCGACATCGAGAAGTCTTACATGACTATCAACAACATCTAAATCAGCAACAGTAACCATTTGTTTACTTTCTTGTTTATTCAGATATTTAATAGCATTAAAGAACTTACTATTCTGACGAATACCATCTTCAAAACTATTATGATAGACATTACCCATATCACAGGCTTTATCTCGTATAGTATCCCATTGGTTCTTTATGTCTTTAATAGAAGTGTTTTCTTCTTTAGCTTTGTACTTAGCCCAATAATTAGAATCAAATTTAGGAACATACGAATGAATAATAGTAGTAGCACTAATATAAGAATTACCACAATTATCAGTATACTTATGAGTAGGTTCATCAAAGTATAACTTAGTTTGCTTATATTCAGGTTTAACTGGTATCATTTTGTACTTTCGTATTTCCCCCGTAAAGGAGTGTTAACAATGCTATCACTTATCAACCCTAATTCTCTCTTTTGAGCTTCTACTTGAGCTTCCAAATCACTAGCATCTTTAGCAGACATAGAACTAGTAACTACTTTACCACCACGAGCTTTCTTCTGTTCTATTTCAAGAGCAGCAGCTTGCTTAGCTTCACCTAAAGATTTAATCTGATTAGGAATGATATTAATAATACCATTTAACTTAGTTATCAAATCAATAACTGGTAAAGTATCTTCTGCTTGTAGACCAGTATTAAGTTTGTTAGTAAGTTGTTCACTAATTATATTAGCTGCACGAGAACTATTATGAACTGCTCTAAGAATAGTTTCAAGAGCTTCACCTGCTACACCCATCTTATCTTCATGGTATCTATCAATAAGACGAAGAATAAGAGCATCAGGTTGCCAATCATTAGGAAGAGCGTAATTAGCTCTAGCAGATGCTAAAGCTTCTGAACGACTATATCCCATTTGATTAGGCGGAGATTTAGGGTCGGCTAGATAAAAAATAACTCCGGCTTCTTTAAGATACCGAAGCTTATCCTCACTAGTATCACGAAGATATAACTCTCTTACATCTTTATCCTGTATCTGATAAACGTTAGGAGCAAAAGGATAACCTTGCTCGTCAACGCTAATCATACCTGTTAAATCCAAAGGGGCAATCTTCGTAATCATAACCTTTATTATTTCTTAGTTCAATATAGTAATCAGAATCATTAACTGGCTTCATCTTACTAAAGAAGTACATATATAATTTAAAAGACCTTTCATCTTGATTAAACTCCCTAAGTTTCATTGCAGCTAACTTACGATTAAGTCTAACAGTTCGAGATATTATCGAAGTTCTACTTCTAAATTTACTACGTTGAATTGTTCGAGTAGTAACTAATTGCTTTTTAAATTTCCAATATTCTTCATTAGTAAGTTCTTGCCTTTTAGCCTTCATTACAGGGTGATGTTCTATTGCATCTAACTTGGCTTCATTAACAATAAATCCACCAATAAAAGGGATTGAAACTCGTTGTAGACTTTTAATTCTATCAACAATTTGGTCTTCGATATTATCTATAATATCATCTATTATTTCAGCTTCAATAGGAGTAACACCTAATAAACTAATAATATCAGGACGAGTTACTAACAACTCCTTTTTCTCTTTTAAATCAATAGAAGGCATCTAGTTTATACATTTAGTAAATTAGTAGCTACTATAAACTTTTGAGGTTTACCACTAGGAATAAGACCTTCGACAGAGTTCTGACCTTGAATATCAGTAAGACGGACAATCTTATAGCCAATACAAACTACTGTTTCGGCAATAGTAGTAATCAACTTACCATTATCTCCTTTCTTTTCAGTAGTAACAGGATTCACTTCTGTACCAAGTAAACTAATAACAGAACCACTTCCAACTTTACGGAATATCTCACCACGAGCAATACTAAGATTTAAGTCTTGGTCGCCACGAATAAATTCAGCAAGATTATAAGGAGTAAGTTCATTACTACGAGGATTACAATCTATACCAGTAAATACATCAGATGGAGCAACATATAAGAAACGATTAAGCATAGCTCTATCTTCTTCTTTAACATCATCGGCATAGTTAGTCTTAACTAATATAAATCTAGTACTACCAGTACCCTTTAAATCAGGATTGATAATCTCACGAAGTTTAGCAGTCTGAATAATAGCGACAATACCAAAATGCTTAAACGGAGTTATATCTTTAACTCGGTCAGAAACATATTTGAAATCAATTTCTCCAATGTGTTGAGGAACTAGGAAAGTTTCTCCTTTAGTTTTGTTCTCTAAGTGTAACATGATTACTTTAATTAGATTGTTAATACTATTAATTAAGTTGACTAGCATTACTAAGAGTAATATAAGCACTAGTCATTAATAGTACAAGTATATGAATAATATTCGTACTATCAATATCTAACTCGTTAAAAAACCTTTAGAATTGTATTCGCTGTATAATTCACATCCATTCACACTAGTTCACATTAGTACACACTCTAATACAAGTCTAATACTTAACCAAAATATCGACTAAATCTTACCATTCTATTTTTACAATCCTAATGCTAAATCTTCGAACTATTCGATAGAATAGGAGAAAGGGCTTACACAATAAGACCAAATAATACAACTAATACTATATAATATAGATAAGTCTAATTAAGGACTTAAATACAATAGTAAAACTTATAGGAATCATAGGCATTAATAAAATAGGATAGTTCTTCTGTAAGAAGAATTAGACTACTAACAACAATAGACAGTAGGAAACTTAAAGGACTTAAAAGAAGAATTAGACCTAAGATTATAAGACTTATTAGCGAGCTTAGGACTGGTACTATAATATATAATACAGTTGTTATGATTAGCGAGCTTAGGAGAAGTATTAGAACTAAGACTGTAAGACTTATTAGAATGGATACTACTATAAGACTTAATAGAACTAAGATTATAAGACTTATTAG